ACTAAAAACTAACGATGGTGAAGTTATTCACAAATTAGAAGCTATTGATGCATCAGATGCCGCAAATTTGTTTGCGAAATTAAAAAATATCAGTGTTAAAAATCTATTAAAAATATTTAAAATAGAAGAATAATAAAAAATTTAACTTTTATCGTATTTAGCTATATTTATAATATATAATAAATTTTAAGAAAAAAACGCTAATATGATTAACAAAAAAGAAAAAGTTGTCAGAATAACAGAAGATGATTTAGTTGATTTAATCAATAATATTGTTACTGAAGCTGTAGCTGAAAAGAAAAAAGAATGGTTATCTGAACAAAAAAAGAGTGATAATTCTCTTTTAGAAAGCAGAATAGCTAAACTTGAAAAATTAGCATCCGTTAAAAAAGACTAATTTAATAAACTTATTAAGGAAATACCAAATTAGAGGTTGAAAAGACACTTCTTTTTTGGTATTTTCGCTTTTATATGATTGAATCCTCTTTTGAATTAGTTAGAAGCAAAACTCCATTAAGTGTATCCGTTGAAAAGGATGAATTTATAAAAGCCAGCGAGATAGCTTTTGATTGTGCTTTTAATGGAACATCAGAATTCTATCCTTGGGAACTACCTAATCATAAATTATTGGATGATTTTGCAATTGGTGTTATTGTGGGCGGTTCTGGGTCTGGAAAATCAACTTTACTTAAGTCATTTGGTGTTGAAGAAGTCCCAAATTGGGATTCTAACAAGGCAATTATTTCACACTTTGCTAATCCTGATGATGCTATAAACAAATTAACGGCTGTTGGGTTAAATACCATCCCAAGTTGGTATAAACCATATCATGTGTTATCTAATGGGGAGAAATTTAGGGCTGATTTAGCTAGAAAAGTTAAAAATGGAGCAATAATAGATGAATTTACCAGCGTTGTTGATAGAAATGTGGCTAAAGCCGCTAGTGTAGCAATTTCTAGACATATTAAGGTTAATAATCTAAAAAATATTGTTATATCAACATGTCATCATGATATAATTGAGTGGTTAAATCCAAGTTGGGTCATTAATACTGATACAGGTCAATTATATGACGGTTTTTTTTTGTCCGACCAAAAATCAATATTGAAATATATCGCACAAACAGCAACCTTTGGGGAATGTTTAAAGACCATCACTATTTAAGTGGCAATTTAAATAAGGCTGGTAGATGTTATGTTGGTGTTTGGGACAATAGGATAGTTGCATTTGGTTCAAGTATAACTATGCCATGTGGTTCTATTAAAAAAGCTTGGAGAGGGCATAGAACTGTGGTTTTACCTGATTTTCAAGGTATGGGTATTGGGGTTAGGTTCTCAGATGCCATAGCTCAAATTCATATAGAAGAAGGTCATAGATATTTTTCAAGAACTGCACATCCAAGAATGATTTGGTATAGAGAAAATTCACGCTTATGGAAACCAACAAGTAAACATAAAAAATTACGAACTGATATTACACATAAAAATATTTTTAATAATCACTATGCTGATAATAAACGTTTATGTGGTAGTTTTGAGTATGTGGGTGTAAAGTAAAGTATTAATATCCATATAGTAAGGTATAATAATTAAGGTGATATTATTATCATTACAATATTTAGCTTTAATTGAATCTCTTATTTGCGTTTTTGTTAATTCCGTTTCTCCACCAAATTTATTTCTAGCTTTAAAATGTTGAATTCCTTGATATTCAATACATAAATTATAATCTGGTAAATAGAAATCAAACGGTAATGGTAAAATATGTCTACAATCATCAAATCTTTTTTGTGGGATATATAAAATCCCATGTTTTTCTAAAAACAATCTAACTAATGCTTCACCTTTGGAGTTTCGACATTTTGGACATCCATTTCCAGCTAAATGATTATGTGGTGTTTGCATAAACATTCCATGGATGGCGCAACCAATTTCAACTTTTATTTCCTTACCTACATAATTAACATTAGAATAATTATATTTGTCTCCGTGTTTTTTAATAGCTTTATTAATAAATTGAATAGTATTACTAGAAACCAACTTACATCTTGAATCAAATCCGCATTGTGGACATCCCTTACCTTCCAAGTGTTTATTTGGTGATTGCATAAAATTTCCATGTATATGACAGTTTATTATTACTTTATGAGATGATTTAATATAATTAACATTAGAATAATTGTATCTATTTCCATGAACTGATATGGCATTTTTAATAAAACTACTTGTGGTGACTTTTATAGGCATATGTTTTTTATTAATAAATATAAAATAAAAGTTAAATTATCCTAATATGGGGTTTTTAGAAATACCGTTTTTATAATAAACGAGTATGTTTTAGCCATGAATATATAGGAAATGTAGAAAAATTTGGATATTTGGGAAAAATTTAGTATATTTGTAGTTATATTTATAAGTTACTATGAATCCAAATTCTACTGAAAAGCCTAATCTTCTTCAAAAAATTAGCGTAACTATATCAATAATCTCTTTATTAGGTATGGGATTATTATATTACCAAAATACTAGATTAAATGGTAGATTGCTTAGGTTTGAAACTTTATATTCAAACGATAGTTTGGAAAATGATAATTTACCAAGCGGTTTTAAACATGTTTATGAAAGATTTTCATTATATAATAAGGAAATAGACACTAATACAGTGGTTAACTTTATTGAAGTGGCTAATCACTTTGGTATTAAGAGTAATAAAGATGTGTTTGAATTAGCTATTGGTCAAATAATATTTGAGAGTGGAGCTAGACAATTTTATGGTAAAGACCATAAGAACTTTGGTAAGGTTGTTAGAGGAACTTCTGGCGAAGTTGGGATTGCTCAGATTATGCCATCCACAGCAGTTTACTATTTAAGTAAACAAGTCAAAAATATGAATGAATTACGTGAGTTAGGTGCTAGCGATTTTAAATTTATTCATAATAAATCACTTACTGATAATGATAAAGAAAAATTAGTTATTACTTGGTTAAGTGATGAAAGAAATAATTTAATTTTATGGGGATTTATAATGAGGGACAATCTTCAAAAAAACGGTGTTTTAAAAGCTTTAGTTGCTTATAATGCTGGTGACGGTGGTATGCTTAAATATGATGAATGTAATGATATAGCAACTCATAGATATATTAAAGGGATTAAGGATACCTTAAAGTATATAGAAGAAGCCATAAACGTATAAAAATAATTAATGCATATAATAGATAAGGATGAATTACTAAATATTATTAAAAATAATTCTCCAGAAGCGGCAGCAACTAAGATTAAAAAATTATGTGAAGACATTTTTGATAAAAAATGTTCTCATGGTAAAAAATATTTCGTTAATAGAATGATTGGTGGGTTTTATTGGTGTCCAGATTGTAATAAAAGTGTTTAAAAAATAAATTAGAGTGTGAAAACTACAATCATTGACCACTTGACAATGCCCATCATTATCGCAAAACAGACTATGAGCAGTGCCAAAACGATAATGTATGTTTACTCAGATGCTTTTACCACTTGCGATTGTGGTAAAGATTTAATGCTTACGCAGCGAGTTTACGGTGATTCTACATACAGGGGAATGTGCTCTTGTGGTAAAAGCTGGGCGTTATTAAACGGAAAAATACAATGTTGGCAGATACCGCAATAGACGTTGCTACTAACGATTAAATACGTGAATCCCTTTTTTTAATCTGGTTGCCCCAGCTTTTTCCCAAAAAAATCTATTATAAGGATTTACAGGAACGTATATTTTATTAATAGTTTTATTTAATTTAAATAAATTAGGTATTGCATTTGTTATAACAGCCAGTGGTTTTTCTCCTTTAAATACTTTAAAATCCAATATAGAGCATTCATCATCAGATGGTGACCCATTGACAGCACTGATGATAATATGACCAGTAGGTCTATCATTATATAATATATCGTAACTTAACGTGTTAGGTGTTTCATCTGTTATACTAACATTATCATGTTCTAATAACATGTTAGTTAGTTTTGTTTTTATAGTTTCATTTAATTCGTCACTCCAATCCTTTTCAGCCTCTTTTTCCAATTTTTCCAATCTATCATAATAATCTGGAAATTCCATTAAATGGTCTTTAGCTATTTCTGTTGCTAAATCATCATTATCAACATGTTCTTTTTCAACTCTAATGCCTTTCTGCAAATTAGATTTAAGTATATCAGTATTATCCAATCCATGATGTTTAGCTATATCAGCTATAGATTTATTATCAGATTTACCACCTTTTATTTTATCCTTGTTCATATAGGATAAATATTTGCAATAACATTTAAACTCAATATTATTTTATGAAAACCTTGTTATTAATTTTATCATAAGATATTTTTATTGATGAGTTTTCTTTAATATTACCATTAAGTATTTCATCAGCAATTAGGTTCCCTATATGATTTTGTATAGTTCTAGCCAATGGTCTTGCGCCATATTCCACATCATAACCTTCAGTAGATAAGAATTCCATAACCGATTTATCTAATTTAATATCAATACCAATATCTGTTAATCTAGATTTTAATGCATCAATTTCATTATAAATTATTTTATGAATATCTTCTGGTTTTAAACTATTGAATATAATAATATCGTCCATTCTATTCAAAAACTCTGGATTAAATTTCTTCTTCAAAGCCTTTATAATAATTGAGGTGCTTCGTTCTGCATCCATTACATTTGAAGCATTGGTTTTAAAACCAACACTCTTACCCATAAGACCTAAATCTTTAACACCAACATTTGAGGTTAGGATTATTAAAGCATTTTTAAAATCAATCTTTCGCCCAAGACCATCTGTTAATTGACCTTCATCCATTAATTGTAGTAATAAATTAAAAACATCTGGATGGGCTTTTTCAATTTCATCAAGTAAAATAACACAATATGGTTTTCTACGAACTTTTTCAGTTAATTGTCCACCTTGTTCATAACCAACGTAACCTGGTGGTGCTCCAATCATTCTAGAAATATTATGCTTCTCTTGGTATTCACTCATATCTATTCTGATTAATGAATCAGAATCCCCAAATAAATTATAAGCCAATTGTTTAGCCAATTCAGTTTTACCAACTCCAGTAGGGCCTAAAAATATAAAGCTACCAATTGGTTTCTTTTTATCTTTAATACCTAAACGGTTTCTTTTAATAGCTTGGGTTACTTTATCAATTGCTAAATCTTGTCCTATGATAGTTTTTTTTATAATCTTGTCCATATCAGCAAGTTTTTTAGTTTCTTGACCTGATATTTTATTCAATGGAATTCCAGTCATTATTGATACAACAGCAGCCATGTCATCAGAATCTACTAAGGTTCTTTTAGTATTTAATTTTTCATCCCATTCTCTTTTAGCCAAAATTATTGCTTCATCAATCTTTCTTTCTTCATCTCTAAGTTTTGCAGCTTCTTCGTATTTTTGTTTATTTACCACTAATAATTTTTCTTTTAAAATATTAGCTTTATCATCTTCTAATTTTTTAAGTATAGGTGGTTTTTCTTGTGCAACATTTGTTGCTGCTCCAGCTTCATCAAGAACATCAATGGCTTTATCTGGCATTGCTCTATCTGTTATATATCTATCAGACATTTTAACACAATCAACAATAGCTTCGTCTGTATATTTTACCTTATGGTGATTTTCATATTTATCTCTTATATTTTTAAGAATAATTATAGTTTCTTCAACTGTTGGTTGTGTTACTAACACTTGTTGAAACCTTCTTGTTAATGCACCATCTTTCTCAATGTTTTCTCTAAATTCATCTAAGGTAGTTGCACCAATAATTTGTAATTCACCATTAGCTAACGCTGGTTTAAATATATTAGATGCATCTAATGAACCACTAGCATTACCAGCACCAACTATTGTGTGTAATTCATCCATAAAGATAATTATATCCTTATTTTCTTTTAATTCTTCTAATATAGCCTTCATCCTTTCCTCAAACTGTCCTCTATATTTTGTTCCAGCTACTATTGAAGCTAAATTGAGTGAATATATTTTTTTATCAGCTAAGACTCTTGGTGCATTCCCTTCAAAAATAAGTTTAGCTAACCCATCAACAATAGATGTTTTACCAACTCCAGCCTCACCAATTAATACGGGGTTATTCTTTTTTCTTCTTGAAAGAATTTGAGATAATCTTTGTATTTCTTTTTCTCTGCCTATAACTGGGTCTATTTCTCCATTTTCAGCTGCCTTTGTTACATCACGACAAAAATTATCCAAAACTGGTGTTTTAGATTTTTGATTTTTGTTTTTAAGGGCTGATTTATTTTTTAAATCTTCTGTTTCGTCAGTATCATCGTATCCACTCATCTTCATTTCAATTGTTTTTTCTTTAAATTCATTATAATTAATTCCAAACTTGTTTAGTAAATTTTTAATAGACCCTTCTTTTTTAAGCATAGCTAAAAATATATGGGCAGTATTTATTTTATTTTCGTTTAATAATTCACATTCACTATCTACATTATTAAAAATATCTTTAACATCTTCACTAAAAGGTGGTTTAGTAACCTTAATAACTCTTGGTGTTATGTCAGTATTAATACTTTTTTCATATATAAAATTGTATAAACTTGTAACATCAACGTTCATAGTTTTTAGTATATTAACGGCTCTTGTGTTGTTATCAGATATCAAACTTAATATAATGTGCTCTGGTTTAACTTCGTTGCCATTATGCCTGATTACATCATCCATGGCATTTGCTACTATTATTTTTAACTTTTGATTTACGTCTCTATTCATATTCTTTTGGCAAATATACTAACATTATCAATAAAAAACAATATTGACTTATATAAATAAATAGTGTATATTTGCGATATATATAAAACCACTATGGTGGTAATCTAAAATAAAAAATATTAAATGTTATTAAAAAAAGAGCAATTAGGGGATTTCACACGTTCTGTGTATGAATCCTCAAATATACACGGTTCAGTATATTATCCTAAAGAATCAAAATTACAAATTACCTTTAAAAATGGTGGGGTGTATGAATACAAAGGTGTTCCAGAAACTGATTTTACAAGATTCGACATGGCTGAAAGTCAGGGGATTGTGT